CACATGTACCAGACTGACTGTGGGTTGGAGTTGTTGCAAGACAGAGTAATCCATCTTCTAAGACAAGAACGTCTTCGCCACTTTCAAATGCGTATGTGAATACGGTTTGAGCTGCGGTGGCTGTCTGGTCGCTCCGGTTGTGAAAGACTTCGCCCTCAATAGTGCCAACAGATGAGCCTGATGCCCCACGCAACTGCGCGAAGGTTGCCAAAGTTTTGAACCCGTCTGTAACGCCGACGAATTCGCCAACGCGAAACTGAAGGCCATCTACAGTATCAAATTTAAATTCAACGGGGCCATCGAATATGCCGTCAGCGTCAAAGAGCTTGGCTAGAAGCTCACTGATCGTGAAGTCTCCCAGCTCTGCTGAATTCAGGTAACGGACAATACCCTCGATCTCATCAGAGATGTTCCCTGAAGATTTGTAATTGCCGGGGTGTAACTGACGGAGACGGGCCATGATTAGGATTCCTTTTTCAAGTCTATTGCTATGGCCATGATTTCTAGTGGGCCGGTGCTGGAGGATTGAATGCGTATTTGAAGGCCGCGATACCGTGCAAAGAACGGCATCTCGTATTGTCTGAATAAGATGTTGTCTGAGAAGTTGTTGTCGTCTGAACCTGAGTCGTCGATCTCGACAGTAAACTCTTCGAGTAGTTGTGACCCGTCATCATAGAGAGAGACTTCGAGCGTGCCTGATCCTGATGCTTGAATAACAACAGCTCGGCTTTCTTTCGTTTCTGTGGTGGAGCCATGCCAGATTATTGGCAACCACAAGTCCATGTCACCAGACGCATCCTTAACTGAAGTATCTTGCAAGCCTTTGTACGTGATAGCTCGGAGAAGAACATTATGAGCCCCGCCGTTTGAGCCGTACACCAACTGGCCAGCGAGGAACTCTCCGCACTGAGCCTTGAGGTGTGTGCCTTCTGACCATGTAAACAATTCTTCCTTGCCACGCATAGTGATAGTAAGACGCCGAGCTGATGCTCCGCCATACTGTGGAAAGAAGATGTGGTACTGGTCTTCGTCTGGATCAAAGACAGCATTAATCTCATCGTGGTTCTCTACTGATTTAACGAGCTCACGATATAAATCTTCGACCTTTGAACTAAGAACGTTGGCGGTCATGTATATGCCGTTAGCGTCTGAGCGTGTGACAGAGTGAATGCCATAGCGAGAGCAGAATAAGAGGCTATTGTTTGCTGCCGTGATAGTGCGATGAGATACGCAGCCAACGTGGATGTTGGCGTTCTCATCAATAGTGATGTTGTTTAAATTCTCGTCGATCTTGTAGACCAAGCACCGATCATGGGTAAAGACAGCCAAGCGGTTTGTCTCAAACATTCCAATGCCATTGATCTCTTCCGCTGCACCAATAAGATTGCGGACATCGATAGTGACGGCTTTGGTCACAGATGTAGAGTTCAGTTCTTCTTCTTTCTCGAACACGTTGCCGTTGCGCACGCGGCTAATATGGACTTCGGTTGGTGCTTTGGGTATGCCAGAAACGACAAGACGGTTTTGAAGAGCTGTGCCAAAGGCGGGCTGAATAGATGCTCCGCCGTCAGCCCATTCAGTTCCATCGTATGTCTTCATGTCTTGACCGGCAGAGAAGACATATACCTTGCCAAGGAAGAGGGTCATAGACGCTATAGAATTGTTGGTGAACGCACTGCTATAAATGTGTCCGCGATCAGATTTGAGGGTGACGCCTCCGCCATCCTTCTGAGACCAGCACAAGCCTTCGCGGCTATAGAACTTCATGGTCTGAACCTTGTCGTTGTCGTCAGACCCCTTGCGTCTGTGGGTGTCTGGCTCCTTAACTATGCGACCACGCCAATCACAAAAGGCATTCTCTAATGCATATAGATGTTGTTCCTTGCCCGTGTCCATTGCGGCCCGATCACGCGAACGATCAATACCGCGAAAGGTGCGGTATACGTCAGCTTTTGATGGGGTCATATCAACGGAGTGATTACGGGCCATTAGATAGTCTCCGTCACAATACCCTCAGACGTAACGCCTGTTGGCAGTGGGACTAAGTCCATAGTAATAATTTCAAGGGGTAGGTTACCGAACTTACGTTCGTATAAAATTTGGTTGAGGTTACGGTAGTAGAGTTTAGTGAACATCTCTGCCTTCTTGGAGCCTTGCTGAAGAGCGTAGTGCGCGACTACGCCGTCCAGCAATATCATGTCTGGAATTCCGCGACGCTCTTCGAGGGATACATAGTAGTCGATATCTCCGCCATCCCAGTAGGGGTGGATACGGATGTCTTCGACGATACGGTTGCCAAGCTCGACAAACATGTTAAAGACTTCGCCAGACACGGAGCCTGAACTGAAGTCTCCCATGCGGCGGAGGGCCATCTCACCAATCATTTGCAAAGAACTGCTGGCTTGTTTGCCAGCTTTTTGCGGGGCGAGTGTACTTTTTTCCGCCATTGTCTATTCCTTATTTGACCTCGATGATGCGTTGGATTTTAGCGAAGTGATGGTGCCTAACATCTTCAGCTAATTCTGCTGGTACGTTCCATTGGACAACGCCACTACTTGTCACAACGCCACGAATTCTTTTCTGGCCAATACGTATTTCAAACGCGGAAACTTCAGGGACGACAGATCGGAACACGACCACATCACCCTTCTTTTTCTTTGGTTGGACATACGCTTCGTTTACGTTTGGTGTGGACAGATCGTCAGCTTTGAAATGGCCATCGGGATCGTGTGCTCGTTTTGGCTCGATGGCTTTGTTTAGCTTTTGGGCTGCCTCTTGGGCGGCTGCAACGAGAGGGTTAGAAGGTTCGGTCGAGGCGTCCACATCAGCCGCCAGACCCGTTTCCGTCTCGACCTCATCCCCCTCACTAGGAGACAGTAAATCCATATAAGCGTTAATATCTTTTACAGTGACGAACCCACTTTTACCGGTGCCAACGACGTTAGAGAGGTCGATACCTTTTATCTTAGCGAGAGCGTGTGCGGCTGGGGCGGCTTTAACGGACATGGATCATAACTCCTGATGTGTGTGATTAAATAAAAAGATCCCCCACCGCTCTGGGAAGCGGCAGGGGTATAGGGGGTTAGCCTAATGTCTTCCAGTTCTTGATGTATGTATGGACTTTGTCTTGCAACAACTCCAACCCACAGTCAGTCTGGTACATGTGCTTAACCGCATCTTCATCGTTCCCTTGGATGTTCTCCAGAAGGGTCGTGTCACCGTTATCCAAGTAGCGGTACTTTAGGTACTGCGAATCAAGGATGACCATGGCATCTTCCATGTGTGACAATTGACGGAACTGTGGGTGTAAGTACACCAACAACTCACCAGCAAATGTCTGGTAACGAGTGAAGTTAATGCCATATGAATCGCTGACATTCTCTGGAGCCCAACGGCCTTTACCAAGAGCTTGCATGTGACCGGCAATTTTAGCGCCGACATATGCGATCTTGACGTTAGAGCCATAGTTAAAGACGTTCTCGATCAACTCTCGATCAAACTCATCTTCAGTTAGCTGGTTGGCAGTAGTGAAACCAGATGCGCAATCAGTGACATTCGTTAGAGAGTTTAGAATGCCGCCAGTTGTGCGAAGTTTCTGACCGCCTGCGCCTGTGCTTTCGCTACGCTTGGAGAAGAAGAACGCACGTTCCATATCTTCCATGTGGAGCTTTAGGGCTTTGGTCGTATATTCGTCTTCTTTGTCGCCGGTACGAACATAGGTGTTAGCCAAAGTACGTGTGATCTTGAACGGCTTCTTGAAGATTTGAGTAAAGTTGAAGTCAACTGTTGGATCGAACGTGATGGATGACGGCGATGTGTCACCCTCTTCTGCTGCATGTCCAGCTACGAACAAGTCGTCGGCTGCCGTGATAGTCAGAGTTGTTCCACCGATGTTACGAGTAACAGTTAATGCTCCAGTTGAGACGTTGCCGTCAGCAGTCGCACGTAGCAACTCACCTGTAGCAGCGTTTACTAAAAGAGTTCCTTCAGAAACCCAACCAGCATCAGCAACAGTTGCTAATGTTATGGTTGTTGCAGAGGCATTGTAGCCTGTGCCATCCGTCGTTAAGACACGAGTCGGAAGTTCGTCACGGAAGTTGGAATACTTTGGATCGTTTGTGGCTTCAGATTGCATGACAGCTAAAAGGGCTTGCAAAGGTGCATCGCCATTTGGCTCTAAGAATGTATAAAGCTCACGATAGTTAGTTGGGCGGAAATCTGTTGTAAAATCTCCAGAGCCACGAAGGCCGGGAATACTTGCCATTGGAATATCTCCTATAATGACGTTAAAAACAAAAGGTTC